AGACGAACTAGAATGGGTGAGACAGAACGGAGGTTTTGAGTATACACCTGAACCTACGGGTTCGGTTGAGATTACTGCAGACGGATTTGTCTGGCCCAAACAAAAAAATGACGCTGTTAAAGAATTTAGAGGATCTAACCAAAAGAAATCTGTGTTTAAGTACGACGAAGACAAAATCCTTGAAGAGGTAAAAGATTACATTAGTGGCACCTATCGTGCCCACTACAACTCCAACAACGGCATTCAGACACTTGATCTGATTGAATCTTGTGGAGACGGTGCTGCGTTCTGTCGCGGCAACATTCTTAAGTATGCATCCCGTTATAACAAGAAGGGATCTGCTAGAATGGACATCAAGAAGATCATCCATTATGCTGTTCTTCTATATCACTTTTATGGCTTAGACCAGGAGACTATCGAGCGTGGATATGAAACTTTCTGATAAAACAATCGACTTGCTTGAAAATTTTTCTTCTATTAACCAGTCGATTCTGGTCAAGAAGGGAACTAAACTTCGTACCATTTCGGTTATGAAGAACATCCTCGCTGAGGCAGAGGTTGATGAGAACTTTGAGAAAGACTTTGGCATCTATGATTTGCCTCAGTTCTTGAATGGTGTGGGATTGATGAACGATCCTGACATCGATCTCAAGCATGATTCCTACATGATCATCCGTGAAGGTAAGACCACTAAGGTCAAGTTTGCTTTTGCTGATCCTGAGGTTATTATTACTCCACCTGAGAAACCTATTGCTCTCCCCAGTCAAGAGATTCAGTTCCAACTGGAAAGCACTGATCTTGCTAAACTGTTGAAAGCATCTTCAGTTTATCAGTTGCCTGATCTTGCTGCTGTCGGTGATGGTGAGAGTATCACTCTGACAGTTCGTGACAAGAAGAACGATAATTCTAATGAGTTTGCTTTGATTGTTGGTAAGACTGACAAGACTTTTGAATTCAACTTCAAGATCGAGAATATCAAACTTATTCCTGGTTCTTACGATGTTGTGATTTCTAAGAAACTTCTTTCTAAATTCACCAACTCCAACTACAACCTTGATTATTTCATCGCACTTGAACCCGACTCAAGCTACGAAGGTTGATCTATTCACTATAAGTGCTACTAAGTATCACATCAGACAGTGGGCAGAGCATAGGGATCGTATCTTAGATATGATCCCAAAACAAAACGATGCTGATGACCATATCAAATTTACTGATTACTTAGAGTCTAATAATGATGAATACAAAGAGGATGTAATCTTCTTACTTCAACCTTATCTTAATGATTTCTATCAAAGATGTCACTACAAATTTAGGGGCATTGCAAACATGTGGTGTCAGAGGTATGATGCGAGAGATCACTTCATCCCACATGATCATGGTCCAGTAGGTTACTCTGCTGTTCTCTATGCAAAACTTACAGACGAGCATAAAAGCACCATTTTCTTTTCACCATTTAATGATGAAACTGGTTCGCATCCGTGCTATTCTGTACCTGCACGGGAAGGTGATGTTGTCTTATTCCCTGCTAACCTTATGCATGCTGCTCTCCCTCATGACAGCAAGGATGAGCGTGTGATTATCTCGTTCAATTTGGTATGAATATCTTTGTTACTGACCAAGACCCATGGAAGTGTGCTACAGTCCTTCCTGACAAGCACATCGTCAAGATGCCCTTAGAGACCTGTCAGATGCTCTCTATAGTCGCCTCAGACAAGTGGGGGCATGGTTATGGCACACTGCCCAAGAAAGATGGCACACCCTATGCTACGGACAAGGGAGCGTTCCGTAATCACCCTTGCACTATCTGGGCAAATGAGACTGTAGCAAACACTAGATGGTTGCTTACTCACGGTATTGCATTATGTGACGAGTATCATACTCGGTATGGAAAAAACCATACCTGTTTTAAGACTTTACTTGCTGCTGATGAGATTATTCCCCGTGTAAAATGGGATGACCACACTCCTTTTGTTCGTGCAATGCCAGAAGAGTATAAGTTTGATGATAGTATTTCTACTATCGATGCATACAAAATGTACATTGCTTCTAAACCTTGGGTGTGCGATAATTATCTTCGTATCCCAGATCGTAAACCTGATTGGATTTAATAATGAGTCGTAATGAATTTCTTTGGGTTGAGAAGTATCGTCCCAAAACTATTGATGAATGTATTCTTCCAGAGTCTACTAAGACTACATTCAAAGAATTCCTGAATCAGGGTGAGATTCCCAATCTTCTTCTTGCTGGTCCAGCAGGGTGTGGGAAGACAACAATTGCTCGTGCTATTTGTGAGCAGTTGAATTGTGACTACATAATTATAAATGGTTCAGATGAAGGAAGATTTCTTGACACGGTGCGGAATCAAGCAAAGAACTTTGCTTCGACCGTATCACTTTCGTCAGATGCTAACCACAAAGTCATCATCATTGACGAAGCTGATAACACAACCCATGATGTACAGCTCCTCCTTAGGGCAAACATTGAGGCATTTTATAACAATTGCAGATTCATCTTTACCTGTAACTACAAAAATAAAATCATTGAACCCCTCCACTCGCGATGTGCCGTTGTCGAGTTCGGAATTACTGGAAGTCAAAAACCTGCAATCGCAGCAGAGTTCTTCAAGCGTCTCCAAGAAATCTTGGGTGCAGAGAGTGTTGAATATGATAACAAGGTCCTTCTAGAACTTATTAATAAGCATTTTCCTGACTGGCGTCGTGTACTAAATGAGTGCCAGCGTTATTCTGCTAGTGGTAAAATTGATTCAGCAATCCTTGCTTCCTTTGGAGATGTAAAAGTAAATGAACTTATCAAGAACCTTAAGAACAAAGACTTTCAAGCGGTTCGCAAGTGGGTCGTTTCTAATCTGGATAATGATCCTGGTGTACTTTTGCGGCGTGTTTACGATGCTCTTTACAGCACCGTGGAAGGCCCTTCTATTGCTGCCGCCGTGCTTATTATTGCTAAGTATCAGTATCAAATCGCTTTCGTTGCGGACCAGGAAATAAATCTTCTTGCTGCCTTAACAGAAATTATGGTTGAATGTAAATTTAAATAATTATGTCAGTTATCATCTCACCCCTCATGCCTCCTCTCATGGAGGAAGAGATTGTTACCGATTTTGATAGAAGAAATTCTGATAGCATGTTCGTTGGTAAGTCGGCAGAACTTGTCGTTGCTTCTTACTTACTAAAAAATAAAATTAATTTTGCTGAACCTCAAGTCGATCAAGGTAATGACTTTTGGGTTGAAGAAGATGGCATTAAGAAAGCTCAAGTAAAGAAAGTAGTATATAAGTACAAGCAAGATTTAGGTTACTTTAAAAGACATGGAGTGGTTGTCAAAAGACATACTTTTGATTTTCGTTTTCAATCTTGTGGAGTTGGTGGGAACTTTAAAGTTCAATATGGTCCTGACGACATTGATGTTTTTTATCATGTGTTGTCAACTCCTCTAAGAGAACTTATATTCAAGATTCCATCAAACCTCATTCCTTTGACATCAGAGGGTAAGTTTATTCAATCAAAATCTCCTGTATTGGAGCGCCACTTCAACCAGAGGAAAAAACCTTCCTTTGATCTCAGGGGAACCTTGATTTCTGCCAAGTATGATGCTAAACTGGTACAAGCAAATCATGACTTTTTCTTTCCACCGAAGCAACAAACTGTAATGGATTTCTTTTCGTGAAAGCATACAAAACTCCTCTCCGCTATCCTGGCGGAAAGAGTCGTGCCCTGACAAAACTTTCTCAATATCTTCCCGATCTGAAGAGCTACACTGAATACCGCGAACCTTTCTTGGGTGGCGGCAGTGTAGCAATTGAAGTATGTAAGATGAATCCTCATCTTGATATCTGGGTCAACGATCTCTATGAACCTCTCTATAATTTCTGGTGTGAGTTGAGAGACAATGGTCAAGAGATGAGAGATCAACTTGTCCAATTGAAGTATCGTCACCCTGAACCAGCATCTGCTAAAGAACTATTCATTGATGCAAAGGAGAAAGTAAATGATCACTTCTTACCAGCTACGGATCGTGCTGTCGCTTTTTATATTATCAACAAGTGCTCTTTTTCTGGTCTCACTGAATCCTCATCATTCTCAAAGCAAGCTTCAGAAAGCAATTTCTCCATGCGAGGAATTGATAAGTTACCAGGATATTCTCAAATAATTAAAGACTGGAAGATTACCAATGTCTCATATGAACAACTCCTTAGCGACAGCAAGTCCACCTACATCTATCTCGATCCCCCCTACGAGATTGGATCCAATCTATATGGTAAGCG